CAGCAGCACGTTGTGCTTCGGCGGCTGCTTTTGCTTGAGCAGTTGCACGTTGTGCTTCGGCGGCTGCTTTTGCTTGAGCAGTTGCCCGAGCTTGTGCTTCGGCGGCTGCTTTTGCTTGAGCAGTTGCCCGAGCTTGTGCTTCGGCGGCTGCTTTGAGTGCGGCGGCATCTTGCGCGGCCCGTTGCATCTGAAGAGCAGCAGCACGTTGTGCTTCGGCGGCTGCTTTTGCTTGAGCAGTTGCCCGAGCTTGTGCTTCGGCGGCTGCTTTGAGTGCGGCGGCATCTTGCGCGGCCTTCAATGCTGCGGCTTGTTGCGTTGTGGATTGTGTTGCACCCCCAGAATAACTGGGTGATAAAGATTGATCTACTGAGAAAGTATCACCATATTCACTTGACCCGCCATAATTGGTATCACCACCTCCATAACTGGGCGCACTTGACCCGTCTAGCGATAAACCTTCATCTACTGAGAAAGTATCGCCATATTCACTCTCACCGCCAAAATCGCCACCACCTCCATCATCACACAATGCTACAGGCCCTTCGTACTCAAAGGAATCTTCGTAGAGGATATCACCACTTTCTATATCGATAACTAATTTATTATAAATCTTCATTTTTTCCTCCATAATACATGATTACACTATCGATACTTTTACCTTCCGATGCGATATAAGAACCTTGTGGAAGTATCCCAACCTCTTTCCACCCCAACTTATTTAAAAATTTAAGAGCCTTTGTGTTGTTGGAAGGAGTCATTCCATACAAGACATCTAATCCATAATAGTTTATAACCATCTCTTGCGCTAACTTACTGTAATCAACGATATTTCTAGGGAACCCATCAAACTTGCAAAAATGACACTCTGCTCTTTTGAGACGCAAGTTTGACACCCACATCAATCCAAATAGTTTGTTATCTTTAAAAAATACCCATAAATGGAATCTCCCAGACCGGCATGATATTAAGAAGTCCTTCCTGTTATATGTTTCGGATACAGGATGCACGTGGTCTCTTTTCCCTTCTGCTTCGATTCTGTCCCATAGTGACATGATAAAACTATCAGGGAAGTTCTTTACGCCGTCTATTTCTCTGTATCTGTAACCCTTCATATTGATAACCTTGATTTAAGTGTCACATATAAGTTCGATGGATAGAATGAAAAGTTCTCCGCTACTTTATTATGTACCCATTTCAAACACAGCGTATTCCCTGCAAGGCCAAGAAAACCTACCTTTTTCCTTTTAGTCCCTGTCCCGGCCCAATCTGAAACGACTTCCGCAGAAAGCGCGGTATAATTACCTTCAGTTCTTATCTGTTCACTATCCATGAGATCAGTTGCGTAATATGGCGTCATTGTTAATGTCGTTTCTGTTGGAGTTATGAATGTCTCTGATTCCCTGAATTCCTTGCGGTAATTGTGTATATTTTTCTTGTATTGATCATTCCCATGAAAACAGAAGGTGAAGAATCTTTCTATTGAATCGGAATCGTCATTCTCACCGGAGTCTGCTAACCACACAAAACCTGTCCTATCTCCAAAGTACATATCGGTGACTTCGCCATTGAGTATCCCACCAAAACAATTAACTTCCATGCTCTTCATCGGGTAAAAAGCGTATTTCCCAGTGTCAGGCTTGAATCTATAATCCATGCAAAAGACAAATCTTGTTGTTGAACTGGTTGGCATTGATACCCATATCTGTTGTTTTTTCTTATAGTGAAAAAATTGTGTATATTGGAGATAATCTTCATCACCGATTGACTTCAGATAATCCCTGAAATGTGGAATAATTGAAGTTGTTTCCAAATCACCAAATTCTTGTATCCCGCTCAATCTTTTTATATCAAACCCGTCTAAAAAGATAACATCATTACCAACCTGAGTTATGGCCCACTTTGACGTAAATCCCACTGAATCAGCCTCTTTTGTGTAGACTGGTTGTATAGTAAGTGAGGTTGCTTCTGTAGCTGGGTCTCCAGCGACTTTATAAAGAGTATTCCTTTTGCCGACTAAAAGAATATCAAAAAATCCAAAAAGGCCAGTTATCGGGTCGCCTGAATCACCTATTGTCTGAGACACATATCCTGTCGCACCCGTTGTAGTGTAGTCTGTAGGGTCATTTAAGGCACTTCCCACCAATACTGCTACGTTATCATCATACCCACCAAACCATGCTCTATTTGACCACTCTGCCACGCTGATTGCCCCTGCTGGACTCCCTGTTAAATCGCCATTCAGAGCATCACTTGTCCAATACTGAGTGGTATCTTCACCATTCACACCAATCGCTTTGCCAGCAAAGTTCACCCACTGAAAGAAAGCACCATCGGTCAGTCCGGTTATTTTGGTAACAAAGTCGCCCGTTGCAGCATTATAGACTGCTATTTTGGTTGAATAGGAGCATATCTTACTTGTTGAAGATCCGCTTCGATACTCATGGAAAGAATTGACAGCCGTCCCGAGAGATGTGGAATTTAGTTTCACCGTCCCCCCACGTCCTACAGGAAGCCCCATCTGGTCAGGAACGATATTCTGTGCATCCGCCAGAGCTATCAAAGGCAACTCATAAGGAGGTACGGAATAATCGCAACCAAGGAAACAATGTCCATAAGGTATCTGCATCAGTAGTCACTCTTCTTCATACAAATTTCGATTCTGTTATGTTTTGGAACCAAATCTCTTACAAGTAAAATCAGGGCCTGTATCGCTTTTTCTGAATCATTGTCAAAGCGACTGGTCCTCTTATCATCCGGGTCAAACATTTCAAGTGCCGCATGATACTTGCCCCTGAATTCAACGGCGAGTTCAAATCTGTCCCACATTACGTCAACTGAATCTGAGAGATTAGAAGGAAATGACGGATAGAGAAGGGTTCCGATATAGGAATCATTTGGTACGGGGTCTAATCTGAAGACGAAAAGTTTATTCGTCATGTCGTATTCCATGCAGAATCTATTCGGAGCACCTTTGGTGTGGTAGAGATAATCTATATAGTATTCGGTATCATCTACCATTGAACCGGTTGAATCCATAGTGATCGCTCCGGTTGCGTAATTCATTGAGTAGTCTGTGTCTCTCGTATAAACAGTGGTATGATCGGCATCATCAGCGACTACTTCGCTGTATTGAACGATTGCCTTATTATCTAAGGACACTGCAACATCGGATTCGGATGTAAATGTCTCATCTGTAATCGATGTCCCTGATACTTCTCGCTGAAATTCTTCAGGAGTATTCTGGATTAATTCAGTTCCATTGGTTTCATCTTTGAAAAACAGAAACCCCTTAAAATCTGACGGCGCCTGATAGGTCTGTTGTCCATCGGTCATTGTGAAATTTGCTTTTTTGGTAAAAGATTTGAATCCCGGTCTGTTTATGATTTCCCTGTAGGCTATGTTAGACCACCTCAGAGCATACGCAAGATAATCAGTATTGGCTACTTGGGCTCCTTCACCAATTCCGTATAAAATATTAGCTTGGACAGTTTCTGTTGTCACTATAGCCTCCAAATTTTTCGATGGCATAAAGTCGTGCCATTTTCTGATGAATAGAATGATGATAAGAACTAGTGCAAATAACCATATTGCTATTTCTGTTGTCACTTTTATTCATGTTTATGTGGTGAACATTTTCTCCCTTTTTAAGCGGTCTACCCAATACTCTTTCTGCTATTAATATGTGTTCAGCACGCTCACCATCTCCCGTATTAATGTAAATATATCCGTTTTTACCCTTTCGCCTTCCACCCTTCCAACACGGATGTTTTTCACCAACAACATTTTGTTTTTTCCATTTCCACATACATTCAGTATTGCAGAAATGACACTTACTTCTTTTGATTTGATTGGGTTGTCGAAATATTATATTTCCACAAAAAGAACACTGTATTTTTACCTTCCTATAGTTACGATGTGTTTCACCGCGATACTCTGAAGAAAGCCACTCACCATAACATTTAGGATTGCAAAAATTATTTATGTTCCTCATTGCATGTTCTGATCTTCTTTCAAATCGAACACCACAATTAGCACACTGAACTGTTTCAGTAGACATAAAACCTCCTATCTACGTATTCTTACATTTTTCCCAGATCTTAATCCCTCAAGACTTGTCGCACCCGGGTCATCAGGGTCTAACTGCCTCATGAGGTTTCGATATTCAGTTACATCCCGTTTGTAGTCCTTATCCTTGAGGAGTTTTTCTTCATGATCTACCGCCCGTTTAAAATCTTGGGTTCTCTTATGAGAACTTTTGTCTTTTGGATAAAGTTGATAGAAGGATTTAGCCCCCTGTATCTTATCCGCTATCCTTAACTGTAATTCTTTTGCCCGGCTATACGCTTTGTTGGCTTCCTCATCTGTGAGTTTCTGCGGTGTCCATGTGTTTAGCCAACGTTTCTTTTCAGACAGTTCCTGCTTTAGATCGCCAGTATCAAAGTCTGATCTGTCTAAAGCCAATCCAATACCACTGCCATCCCTCGCACCTTGCAACTGCTTTTCAAGAATATTAACATCCCTCTTAATCTCCGCCACAGTTTCAGGTGACGCATTACCAATATCTACTTGCATAATTCCCCTTTCTTAATTCTATTTCCAAAATTGCCATCCAAGTCACGGCAATAATAGCTGTTGTCGCAACGTGGAACGGAAAGTTTACACATGAGTTAAGTGCTATAATTCCAACCGCTATACAAGGTAATATCGCCTCTTTGCGATACCTGCGAACAATTGCAATGAAGTATCCCACTAATATAACCGGAAACAATATCCCCATCTCAAACAAACCTTGAATAAACTCATTGTGTGCCTGCACCATAACAGATTCACCAGGCTTTGACATTTTCTTAAACACCAATTTCCAATGCCCTATCCCATACCCCATAAGTGGACGTTGATTATACAATTCAATACCTTTCATCCACGTTTTTGTCCTATGGGTTAGACTATTCGTTACAGTCACTTCGGTAGGCTGTCGTTCTTCCACAACGTCTGAACTTTTTACTGTTTCTATAGCAAGAGGAGGGTCAATGTGAATCGTAAAAAAACAAAACCAGACAATTAAAGCACCTATCTTCCAGTAGTTTCTCCTTAGTGCATCCTTTCTGTCTTTCAAGAAAAAATAAACAAGTGTCATCACGAAAACTGCTGCTACTCCACCCGTTGAAGACGCAATAATTAACCCAAAAAACACGACCGGAGCGAACCACACCCATTGTTTACGGAAAAACGCCGGTAATGAAAAAGCCAGCAGGGCTGATAATAAATTTTTATTCGCCATCAATCCCGTGGGATGACCTGATGAACTATCCATCAACCCGAATGTTGCAAGTTTATATGGATCAAACCCGCAATATTGTAAATTTGCGAACAGAACATTAATTAGTGCGATCACACAAAGAGCATCCAATAGATATTTTGGGTTTTTTACAAACGCAACCAACAAAACGTACCAAATACACCCAACAAGAACTGCCCCTCGTGCCATATAAGACCATTTACCAAAGAACGGGAATATCGTTGAAACTAAAGTAAGAGTTAAAAACAACCCCCACCATTTATTGATATAGAAATAAATAAAAACCGCAAACAGAAAGAACACACCGGTTTCAGTTATTAACTGAAAAAGCGGCCTAAAACATCCATCTGCTACGGGGACTCGCACCACCGAAACTGCAAGCAGAATCAGCGATGCGAATACAGCCCAATTACTGTGTTGCCGTATAGGTGACATCAAGCCCCTTTAATTCCAGATCATCATCATCCGTAGAAGCATTAAAGAACTCAAGAGTTATCCAGTCGCCCGCTGCGTACAACGCTTCTGCCGTTGCGTCCGAGGTAAGCGTAAGCACCTCATTTGAAGCATTAAGAGTAGCGCTGGTACATTCAACTCCTGTTTGAGGAACTGGAGCAGCATCAAATGTAGTAGCATCTTTATTCATCCATACTGCCCAGTCAAGTATCTGCCCTGACCCCGATGCACCATTAGAACTAACCAGCGCATAGACAGCCAAATTAGACACGAAATCAGTGGGAAGCCTGAACGTCCATCCTACCGCAGTAGTTTCACCGGAATCTGCCCAGATAACAGAGGGAATTCCATCAGAGGTGCTTAAATCTGGCGTGGACCCTTCATCGAGATCATATCCGCCATCAACACCACCTGCGGCCAATGGAAGCATGAAGGATCGAGTTATATCGGCAATATTGGTTGCCGTGATATCTCCTGTGCCGGTAAGAGTCATCCCGCCGGCTGCTGTAAGGGCACCATCAATCCGCGTAGCGCCATCAATCTCAGCCGTTCCCGAAACGAATAAATCATTCTCGCCTGGAGTTACGTCTGCCGTATCGGTAGGATCACCAATCCACAGACTTGTTAATTGTGTCATGCCACCGGGTTTAGCGGCAATCAGGCATAGAAGTAGAGACATAAAGACCATGCCAAGAAAGAACTTATTTTTGAAAATCTTCATATCAGTCCTCCTTTTTACCCTTATTTTTCTTCACCAACTGAGCAAGTAACCCGGCTATGCCAACCAGTGCCTTAGCTCTTACAACTTCAGCACATTCCCCATCCATGAACAGTTTGCAATCTTCATTACAAATCGGACGCGAGAAAGGACATTTTTTCTCTTTCATTTTAATCTCCTTTCGGGGAGGTAAATTCACTCCCCGAATAAGTTAAGTTGCCTATACCACGTGGCCATAGACGGGACGCCACTCTGCGTAACCGCAAGTTTTTCGCATATAGACGGACCATTTGGATACTTTCGTATCGAAGTCTCTGTCCTGCTCAAACTCTGGAGCAACTCGGCTGAAGGAATAGAAGAAGTTCTTTGCCAGAACCGAATCAATCATCCACCAGCTTGTAGCACTTGCGAGTCTCGCCCACACAGCCAACTTGTAACGACCGTAATGGAAGTTGGCGTTGTTGTTGGCCGTCTCTACCTTTCCTTTGGAATTGATTATCTCCCAGGCATCTTCTTCAAGGGCTACTGGAATAAGAATCGTATCGTAGTTGACCTCGGCTAGTTCTCCTCTATCCGTCAGAATAGATGTAAATCCGATTCTGCGTGTCGCCTCAACTGCCGAGGCGGAGAAAGCGGTTGTTCCGCTGTTATCCTGCGTGGTGGAATCATCAGGGGAATAGGGATGCGAACTCGAACAAAGGGCAACTCCATCGCCTCCTGCGTGTCCGGTCGGGTGAATGGTTGTAAACGAACCATTCCAGATTTCCGCACCAAGTTTTTCCTCGGTACGAGCAACGGAAATCGCAAGGCCACGGGGTTTACCGTCCATCTTTCCAAACAACTCGTCGTCTTTCAGTTTACGCTCGACCTTGAATCCCAATGCTTTCTCAGGAAACGTAAAGGTCGTATCGTAAAGCTGGGACGGTGCATCGTAGGTTATGGAACCGGCGAAATCCTGAAGGTCACTGAATCCACCCATACCACCTACAATGTAAAAGGAGCCACTGGCGGGCATGCCGTTAAAGAGCATAGGAACCATCGAACCATTAATGCGTTCCTTATACTCCGTGTCATAAATCTTTGAGAACCTCGGGTCTAAGAGGTCTCCCCAATTTTCAGATAGTGCCATACTTCGATCTACTGCCATGGGATTAACCTCCTTATCTGATATTTAT